CCTTCAGCCAGAACGTCAAGCCACGCTTCCATCTCGGCTTCAGAAAGCTCCGCTGAGATGGGGCCGTAGTTTTTCTTGACCACGCAAAACGCATTAAACAGCACCGCAAGCTCGTCCGCGCTTACCGAATTTCGAAGGTTATCGGCGAACGCGAACGCGTAAACCTTTGGGCTGTTCGGACGCATGCACGCACGCGCCAGAAGCTGCACCGCAAGCTCGTTGTTCCACAGCTCTTGATAGCCGTGGTCGGATTCGACGAACGACGCTGGCCCCCGCGACCCAGGCAGTCCGACGGCTTCGACTCGCAGCTTTTCGCGAACGTATTTGGTGGCGTCCGCTTGAGCTTGCTCACAGTCAAAAGCCGATATCACGCGCATGGCCACTTGCCCGACAGGTTTGCCGTCCGGCCCCTTGCGTGGGAAGTCGACAAGCTCGAATGGCCACTCGGTGGAGCTGAGTTTTGCGAAAAGCTCGGACGGCTCCGAGTCGCGGGGGGGGAAGTTGTCCATGCTCGGCTGTTATTCCCAGGTCTTGTATGGGGCTAGGAAGTCGAACGTCAGCGACGACTCGCCGTTGGCTTTGTGCTGGACCTCATCATTCATGATGTATCCTTTGGCCGTTAGCGCTTTGTTTCCCATGTAGAACGTCATCTCGACGGGAGTAGGGGGAATCATGTACGCGCCCGGATCGAACTCGATGCCCGCTTGCGGCACGGCGTTCTCCACGTGCACTTTGAGCATAGGCGCGCCCGGGGTGACGCCGGCAAAGCCTCGCGCCACGGTAATCATGGGAGCGTTGCCCGTCTCACGTGAGACGGACACGCTGGTTTCTTCGGTGAGAAGCGAGCCGACGCCGTAGACGTCAATGCGCGCGTAGAGCTTATTGCCTGCCATATCGCAGACTCCTTATTGTCAAAGATCTGTTGAGAGACGAGGCGCGGTTAGGCTGTGAGTGACGACGTATCGTCGATCAGCACGCACGCTTGATGATGCAGGTTCACGACTTGGAGCTGAAGGTAACTGTCCGAGCGAGTAGGTACGGTCGGGTCAACGTACACTTGGAGCGAGGACTTGATCGTGGCCAGGTTCTTCAAGTGGCCCGCGTTGTCGTAGTCGTTCAGAATCTGAAGAATCCCAGAGCGGATGATGTTCGGCCGTATAACGCTTGGGTCAGTGGCGAGCGCGCCTGGCGGCAGATCTGCCGCAAGCTTTTTGCCGCCGCGAAAGCGGGTTTCCATCATGGCGACGAGATCGTTGGCGATAGCGTCGGCGACAGTGGTGATGTGCGAATCTCGCGAGCGGTAGTCGAAGCTTGCGCCGTTCTTGTGCTTCGTTGTCGCTCGCATGACGATGTACGTGCCGAAGCCGGCGGGGTTAACGCCGACAGGGGTAAGCCCGTTGTTTAGGGCTGTGTTGGTCCCGGCGGAGCCGGGCCACGCCGTTTGAGTCGAGGGTGCCGGCACAAACCAATACCCCTGACTTGCCGGTTGGTTGCCGAAGCTGTCCATGTTGTAGCTCGGCGACCGACCCTCAAAGAGGGCTTCCGCCGCTGCCGCATGCGCCGCGATCTCGCCAGAGGTCCATTCGTTGGATTGACTCCAGTAGATTTCGCATCGTGGATTATTGAGCGTCGCGGCTACGGTGCTTCCGCTGCTTTGCGTGCCCACCCATGCCGTGATGACCTTCTGCCGGATGCCGGTGACAGGTTGCGCCTGCGTGGTCACCTGGTTCATCAGGGACGTAAGCGTGTTTCCGGCCGTCGCGTTGCTGGGGCTAACGTTGTAGTAGTAGAAGCCGGGAAGCGCGGTCGCGAGCGCGTTGGTCCAATCGTCGGAGGTCGCGCCGCTCGTGAAGCTCGTGGACACGTTGGTGTCGAGCGTATAGCCGGGGGTGCCCTGGACAATAAACCATCGGGCACGCAGGTCATTGTTGCGCGGGCCCTTGTTTTTACTGGTCAGCGTGAGCACGCCAAGGGCGCTCGTTGCGGTGACAGCCCAAAAGCTCTTATTGTTGACCGCTACAGCCGCAGCGGCGGCGATGGTAGTCAGGGTGTCCGTCGCGGTCGTCGGGATGTCGACGTACTCGTCTTGGACGTAAAGCCGGATGGTTCCTTGCGCGGAGACAGCGACGGTAACGTTCATGATGAGCGTAGCGTTCGTGCCCGCCGATTCGGCCGCGGCGATCGCATAAACTGGAGTCGTCTTATTGATCTGGACCACGCGCCGATACATGCGGTGGATCTCGGAGCCGGTGCCGAAGCGGCTGATGCAATCTTGCTCTGTTAGCAACGGGCCGTTGCTGGACGGGCCATAGACGACGGTGTCGACTGTCGCGTCGCCAGCCGCGGTCTTATTGCCGATTAGCAGGATGGGGTTAGGGCCGCTGTTGCCGCCGGAGGGGCCCATGCCGAATCGGATTTCGACGTAGGAGCCAGGAACTACGTAGTTATCGGTGATGCCTGTTAGGATGGCCATTAGCGGGAGTCCTCATGGTGAAGGGTGAGGACGAGCCCGGCGCTTTGGACGTTGGCTGGTTTCAGCCCACAGAGCACTCGGCATTCGTCATCGGCAGCTTCAAGGTCGCCTTCGCGGACAAGCTTGCGGTGATAGGAATCGTTGGGAACTTCGGAGGGCTCTCCGTAAGCGGGGTGCAGCGCCTCGATAACGTCGGGCGGCTCGTGGCCGGCCTTTTCGGCCTGGATGGCGCCTTCGATATCGTGAGATCGGCCGATGTAACCGACGGGCGAAAGCGGGTGTAGAATCGGCGAGCAACAAAGCACGCCCTCCGCCGCGCGTACGCGCAGTGTGCGAATGACCATAGGGGCCTCTTTCGATTATGTCTGGGGGTGAATTACGGACACGTCGATCACCGGGCTTCCGGGCGTCGTGCTGTCGTCTGCGATGACCGTCGATGAGTCGACGTAGGGGTTGAAGCCGGTGCTGAACGGCATCGACTGCTCGTAGACCTCAAGCTCACCAATCCACGCGTGGAAGCTTAGGGATTCGTCGCGAGTAAACGGAGCGACGGTGTATTCTTCAGACTTGAGTAGCACTCGCGCGATGCTATTCGTCGTCCACACGGTGTCGCCCGCGTTGTAGCTTGGGTCGCCGCCTCGCTCGGTGAGGTACTCAACCATGTCGCCGACGGCGCGGAGGACAGGCGTCAAGCGCTCGTACTGGCCAGCGGTAAGCGGCGGAAGGATGTATGCGACCTTGACGGTTGCGATGCGCTCTCGCTTTTGCGTGGTGCGGAAATCGTAACGACCGGACACGCGCCACGCGCATAGGCACGGGAACTTAAGCTGCTCGAGGCGCGGCCCGACTTCGGGGTCCGCCGGCAGCTTGTACGCGACCGTCGACTGTATGCTCGTCGCGTTGCACTGGGTTGCCGCGGCTAGGAGCGCGCCGCCCATGTAGAATTGAAAGCCTGTCGCGAGGTAGTCGAGGATGAGCTTGATGGTCGGGTCGGCAATGGCCAGAAGCCCGAGCGTCGGATCGAGCCCCGTGAGCGGGTATTGAACGCCGCCAAACTGGAACTGCTTGTATTCGGGGCCGCTCATCGGAGGATAATGTCCGAGAAGCGCTCCTCTATTCGATTGCTTGTCAGCTGCGCGGCAGCGTCAGCGCCTTCGCGCATGAAGCTACGCGGCTTTGTGCCGGGGTGATTGACCTTGCGAGCAAAGACGACCTTACCGGAGCGATTGACGAAGCGGAGAAACTTGGCCCGGCGCGCCTCGATAACGTGCGGACGCGTGCCGAATTCGATGCATCCCGCGTAGGGGACGCGGTCCACGAGTCGCCCATGCGTGAAGCTCACGAGCTCGCCACGCACGCCTTGCATGAGCATGCCGGTGCGCGTCTTGGTCTTGAGCGATAGGTTTTGCCTGGCAATGCCCTCGCCTCGCTCAAGGCCGTCCTCAAGCGCGTGGCCCGTCTCCGAGACCATGCTCGAGAAGGCATGGCGCAGCCACTCCCGAGTTTCGCTCGTTTGGACGCTAAAAGAGATCATATGTCTACGCCGGTCGGTTGCAGGTAGAGAAACCACTGCGTAGCGTTGTCGGTCGTATCGTTGACCTTCGTGCACCAATAGGTGAGCCCGGTGGCGTCCGTGACGCCGTAGTAAAGCTCGACCGACGCGCTCGACGGTAGCGGATTCAGTTGATTCGCGGTGAACCGTCCGCCGGGAAAAGCTCGCGTAATCGGCCCTATCTTATAGGTTGCAGCGTCGTACTTGCCGCCCGCCGCCGCAATCTCTTTCCCGTTATGCGCAACTGCCTTGTATGAGTTTCCATTGATGCCGACGATGGGGTAACGCAGATCGGAAAAGCTGCCAGACCCCACGCGGTCTCCTGACCACGTGCGCACGAGCACCTGCAGCGAGACCGAACGCTTGCCGAGGTCGCCAGGGATGTCCGTCCGTATCGCGTCAAGCGTCGGCAATATGTCATCTACGAACGACATCAGTACACGGACACGGAGCCGCCTCCGCCTCCGCCGCCCATGACGCCTTGCGACCCGAATAGCGCCGAGCCTAGCTCGCCTCGCCAGTAGGACCGCTGTGACGCTAGGTCTCGGTGCACCGTCATCCGGTCAAAAAACTCGATCTCGTCGACCTTCTTGATTCCCGCCCGAGTGAATCCCTTCTCCATGAGCTGCGAGATAAGCCGCAGCTTTCGGAGAATGTTGCGAACGATGGCCTCGCCTCCGTCAACCGTGACGGGGTATGTGCCCGCGTGAGCGAACGATAGAAGACATGTGATGGTCGAGCCGGATATGCTCTCGACCGTCGCCTGCTCTTGCCTCGAATCAACATCGATGACAACTGAATTGCCGGCCGCGAACCCGGTGGCGCTCGCAAGCAACAGCGCCACCGGTTGCGGGGTCGAGCTTGCCACGACGGCAACCGAGCACGTCGTGATCGCTCCTGATAGCAGGTACGGGAGCACAACTTGGTCGAATACGGCGCGGATACCCACGTAGGGGTCCGCGCCGATGCCGAGCACGCTCTGACCGAGCTCGTATTTGAGCTCTTGGATTTCAGCCGACGTAAGCGCCATTAGATGAAGTACGGGAGGCGGAAATCGTAAGCGATGCTGCACTCATCCGAGCCGGCTCCACCTCCGACGCCGACGCCGCTTGTCACCACGAAGCGGACCTGGATGCGCCCATAAACGGCCTGAGGGGCCTCGTATAGCTTCGTCGCTGTCACCGCAGCGCCGGTGCCGGTGACGCTGGCCACGCTTGCCGGATTGGTCGCGTTGACCGCGTCAATCCAGGTGACGTTGTCATCGTCAAGGACCTGCCACTTGCCCGTAAGGGTAAGCGTGTTGACGGTGGCTTTGGTGTACACACGAGCGGCGAGGGTGCCGCTCATGACCTGGTTAAGTTGCAGGCCCGTGCCGTTGACAACCTGCGGAGCGGCTCCGGTGAAGCCGACTACGCCGGTCGTTTGTTGCGATCGTCGCACCATCGTTGCGGGGAAATAACTCATGGTGATTGCCCCTTAGTTGGTGTGGACGACAACGCAGAAGCGGTTGTCCATGACCTGGAATCCGCCGTACATGAGCCAGATCACGAGCGCCGACTCGCCGTAGTTGTCGGCGGTACTTGCAACCGTGTGCGGCATCTCTCCAACTCCAGAGCCGAGCACGCCAGGGCCGAACGCATGGGAAATCTGCACGGTGCCTGAGCTTCCGTTGGTCGTCGTCGGGAGCGACGTCGACTTGAAGATGTGCATGCGGCCTACCGTGCGGTAGTAGGTCTTTGCGAGCACAGGGTTGATCGGCGGGTGCAGCTCGGAGTACCGCGCGAACTGCGGATCGTCTTTGAGCTGTTGAATCGCGAGCGGCGGCATGACCATCGTTCGGTAGCCGTCGGCAAATACCGGGATGTTGAGGTCGTCGAGCTTGCGCTCGGTTTGGTTGATCATGCTGTACGACATCGGCCCGTCGCCGTTGGCGTTGCTGAACTGCGTGTCAACCGTGTAGCCGTTTGGCCAAAGGGTGTTAGCGCCGAGGCCTAGAAGGGTGCCGACGAATCCGTCGATGGTCTTGTCAAAGTCGCGCTGCATCTGCATCCCGACGATGGCCGCAATCTTGTGCACGGGAAGCGACGCGTCGAATCGATCAACCCCGAACGGTGCAACGTTACCGTTGACCTGGTCGTATGGGCCGCCGAAGCGCTTTAGCGTGATGCTGACTTGCTCGGAGGCTACGTTGATGGGAGTCGTCGAGATGGTCGATCCGCTCGGAATCTCGCGCGACGCGGCCGTGTAGGTCGTGTTGGCGAACGCCGGGCGATTGAGGCGTACCGTATGACCGGGGCCGTTGCCGAGCTCCGCCACGTTGACAAACGCGGCGTTGTAGATGGGGTCTTCAAAGATGAGGCGGCTGTCTTCTGCGGCAGGATATGGCAGTCCGTGCGTTCCAGCATTCGCGCGAAAGCCAATCCCCGCAGGTTGCTGGGAGAGGCTCGCATTGAGCGCCATCTTCCAAAGCTGCGCGTAGAGATATTGCGGCTCGGGCTGCAACAGCATCGTTGCGCTCGTGATGTCATAAAACTCTGCCCCGAGGGAGGCGCGATTAATAAACGGCATAGCGTTTTACTTTCGTGTCCGGCCGCATACCCACGACGGGCGCCGGCTTATGATTTGGGTGGGAAAATCTCGTGCGCGTTGCGGGCGAGATAGAGCGCCGCTTGCACGGGGTTGCTCTTCTGGAGCGCCTCCCATTCCTGTCGGGGATTCGTCGGAATGACGACCGATCCGGCAGGCGCAGCGGGCGACGACGTTGTGGATGCAGGCGCCGCTTTCGGCGCGACAGGAGCGGCAATGGGCTGCGCCGCTGGATATGCGAATCCGAGTTCTTTCAGTAGACCGATCGCCTTGAGCGCTCCGGCCGGATCGGAATCGATCGCGGCCATGAGCTTGCCCCGCTTGTCGTCATCGATACCTGCAAGCGATGGGTCGGCGAGCGCCTTCATGGCTTGCAGTTGCGCCGTGGCCGTAGCGGCCTGCGCGGTGAGTTCCGCGTTCTTGTCGTGTGCCTTCTGAAGCTCCGACTTGTTAGCCTCCTCTTGCGCCTTGTGAGCGGCGAGAGCTGCCTTTGCGGCGGCGGCGTCTGTTACCCCAAGCTCCGCATAGGCGGAGCGCTTCGCTTGCGCGATGCGGTCATCCAATGCGGATTTGCTGAGAGTGATCTTCCCTTCATCGCCCGGCGCAATCGCGGGGACAATGGCGGGAACAGCGAGCGTGACGATGGGAGCGGCGGCGGTGTCAGCCGACGCGGTAATGTCTTCAGGCATGTAGATATCTCCAGACCGGGAAACCGTCCCGTGGCGTGATGGAGCGCGGCGTTAGGGCTCGCCGCAAAGGCCCGTCAGTCGATCAGGTGGGCGGCGAAACTGTATACGCGACGTTGATCACGATAGGCGCGTTGAATGTGCCGATGACGCTATTCCCGCGCTCGGTCACAAGGTCGCCCTGCGTGAGGTTGAATAGGATCGTGTTCGCTGCGCGGTTTGCAGTGGCAAACTGTGCATTGATCGGCGTGCCGCTCTCATCGCCAGGGCCGCCGGCGCAAGCGTCAAGGATGGCAACCGTCTTGCCATCGCGACGCATATTCGCAATGAGGGTGTGCGCGTTCACGATCTGACAGTGCGCGGCATTGTCGTAGGTGCCGGTCACGACGAACGAGAGCTGACAGACCTCATAAGAGAGGGTGCCTGCCGCGTTTTTGCGGGGTCCGGTCGGAGTACGCGTGTTGAAACATTCAACGCCTGAGGCGCTCGTAATAGCCATTGGAGATTTCCTTGTTGGTTAGTCCCGGCGATGGACGCCGGTGACGATCATGGTCTGGACAGCGCCGGCGACCGTGCCCGCTCCGGCTACGCAAACGGCGCGCATTTGCTTGCCCCACCAGCCGCCGGCCGCGGAGTTAGCCGCAAGCGCGGGGACGAGGGCCGTCCCGACCACGGTAAGCGCGTTATTTAGCGCCGACGTGTACGAGTACGAGACCGCAGCCGCAGCCGCGGCAAGCTGTGGGAAGTGGATGTAATCGACCCACGTAGTTCCCGCGTCGGGGGAGATTTGGAGGTAGACGTCTAGAGTTCCGCCGGTGGCGCCGGTGACCGTAGCGACGATGTGAAGCCAATCGGCTTCGTCTAGGCCGCCGATCACGTTAGACGCGCCGCCTAGAACGGCAGTAGACGGAGCCGCCGGGCTCGTGCCGGCTAGGGTGAGTTGATTGAATTTAGCGGCCATTACCTGCCGCCCTTGCGCTGGTATTGGTCGACCTTGATCGGCTCGATAACCGTCACGACGACGGCGCTTGGATCGGCCTTTGGCTCTTCGGGGATCTCGCCTCCCCAACTGCCTTGGCCACATGCGGAGCACGTAAACACGTCGGACGGGTTAGGGGTGTTGCAGTGCAGACAAGCTTTCATCAGGAGACCTCGAGCGAGCGCGCTGCGGCGCCGCTGGAAAACGTTGGAAAAGCTTCGGCGGCGGCGACCATGCGGCGCAGCTGTGCAGCTTCCGAAAGGAGCGCGTCGTGGTTCGCAAGCGCTGTCTCAATGGCCGCTAGGCGACCGCGGGCGAGCTGAACGATGTCGACTGGAGAGAGCGACGCCGGAGCGGCGCGAGCGCTCACGGAAAGCGGCTGAGTCGGGGCAGGCTCGGCGCGTGGGGCAACGCTTTCGCCGCTCGACTTGACGGCCTCGCCGAACGCGCTTGCGCACTTCGGGCAGACGTCGAGCACGCGCCCATTGGCCTGCATGTCCTGAGACGGATACACGTCCGCCTCGCACCGGACGCAGTGCTTGAATCCCTCTTGCATGTGTGGTCTTTCAGGTTTCGATATACGAAGTGCAGCGGCAGCGCGGATGCACTCGACCGGGCTCCATGCCGCCGGCGAATGACTCACCGACGCGAACGCGCTCGCCGTCCATGCCCGCGCAGATGGGGCACGCGTCGAGATAAGCGGTCCACACGCGCCACAGATCTACGTCTAGGCTGCTTTGGATCTTTTGGGCTTCTTCGTGAAGCCCTCGGTTGAAGGCTTCGCTGGACTCGGTTGCGGCGGTGGTGTCGACCCGCCATGGGAGGATTTGATTCTCCACTGTGACCGACTTTTCGAGCCCGAAAGCGGCGCGCCTTGCGCGGTAAAGGTCGACATCGTCTGCGACCCATCGGCCGCCGAAAGGTCCCGCCGTGGTGACGTCGCGTTTGATGGCCGCGTCCAGTCTGGGGAGCAGCTTTCGGAGCTGCGCGTCTGCGGCGAGCCCGCCGGCGTTTGCGGCGTCGATGCGAGCGAGTAGGACGCTTTGCTCGACGTCCTCAAATCGGTGGCGTCTTGGCCATAGCAGCAGCGCCGCTACCGATGCGCGGATTCGTTTTCTTGTCTTTGCCTCCGCTTGGAGGAGTTTCGCTTCCGTTTGCAAGGCTGTTCATCGCGTGCTCAAGGGTCAATTGCTTGTCCGATTGCGCCGCGTCCTCTGCCTCTAGGGCGTCCATTGCCGCGTCAACGTTCTCGATACCGAATATCGAAGCGACCTTTTCGACCGCTGCCCGGCGAGTAATCAGGCCGGCGTTGCGCGCGGCGGTGGTCGTCGCGACCGTGAGCTGTTCATCGTCGGCGCCGGGCTTGTTATACTGAGGCCACTTGAGGGTGAGCGACGGGGCGAACCAAACGCCATCGAGGAAAAGCACATCAGCGAACTGCTTCACGATGTCTACGCCCTTGATGTTCACCCTGCCTTGAGCCGTGAGCACCATTCGAAGCATCATGCCCAAGGCTGGCAGAATGAATCCATCGCCGAAGTCATCCCGGATGTCGTCGCATCGATCGTATTGTCGCTGCCGAAGAGTGTCCAATGCCTTACCGCTAACGGTCGCTGCAAATTTCACGTTCTCCGGGTCCATGAAGACCACCGCGAGTGTCTCCGCCAATTTCTGGCGTAGGTCGTGCGCGTTTCGGTCGATCGCCTCAAGAGCGCCGGCGTCGAGTGAGAGGTAGTAGACCTTGGCCGCGTCGTTGACGTATTGCCAGGTCGTGCCCGGTGACTTTTTGCGCGCGGGCTTCGTGCCGCCTCGCCCGCCTGACCAGAATCCGATGACGGGGTTGGCGCTGTTAGCCTTGCCGCCGTCGCGCGTGGCTACGTTCGCTTCTCTGCCTCGGTCTCCTATGTTTTCGTCTGTGTCAACGCCGGTCTCTATGATCTGCGGATCACCGCAAAACAGCGCGGCGCGGTGCCGCTGACTGATAGCGAAATCGTGCGCCTCGACTTCGTCTAGAATACCCTCATGAATGGCCCTGCCGTCGACTGTGCCTTGCACAGCGCAACCGCGATCGAATGCGTACCAGATCACGGGGCAGAATCCGAGTCCGTGAGCCTGTGACTTGCTGGGGTCAATGCTCCAACCGCTTGGCTCTTGGCCGTCCTCTCGCGCCTCAACCGGGAAGTAGGTAGCGTCGCTTGTCGCGTCGATTGTGCGCTTGTAAAGCATGGCGCGAGTAAGCCACTGGCCGCGCACCTGATACGTCTCTTCGTACGGGTACTGAATCGTTAGCTTGGTCACCGCTCCGTCGTTGTCGGACTCGGGCGTTGACCACTTGGCCGGGTTGGTCTCGGCGAATACCTTGCCGTTGCGAATCGACATAACGCACACCGACGAGCGAGAGCCCATGGCGCCGGAAAGCATCTCCTTGCAGACGCGACGAAAGCGCGATTGTCGCATGAGCTCGACCATGAAGCGGTCGAGGCTTTTGCTTTTGTCTTCGCCCAGCTCGGAATCGTCAAACTCGCTGTCGTCTTCCTCGGGCCGGCTAGTGATGCCAGGGAACTTGCCATCACCTAGGATAAGATCGCGAAAGCTTCGGATCGCCGTCTGGACGAGCTGATAGACGATGCACGGGGCGCGCTCCCACAGGGGCACGTCGGTCGTGAACCACCCGGGGCGCCCGTCGTATTGCCTGCCCTCGACGTAAGAAAGCAGCGTGTCCATCTCCTGCATGCGCGGAGGCGTGTTGGCCCTCACGAGCTTGTCAGCGAGGGCTTTGCTTTCTTGGATCATGGGTTTAGGTCAGTCGATTTCTCTGCGTCGCTTGTCAGGTCGTGCGCTGGCGTAAATGGCAAGAGCCAACGCCCATGCGTCGTCACCGTGGCCGTCGTCGGTTTGCGGGGCGTCGTAGCGAATGTTACCGGCGCTGGTGACGATGCGGCGGATGGCGCAAAGGTCGTTTCGTAGCTGCTCATCGTCGCGTGGGATGCGCATCGCGCGCTCGGCAAATGCCTGGTACATGGTCGTGGCCATGTCCTCTTTGGATTGCATTGTGAAGGTGACTGGTTCGACCTTGAATCGTCCGTAACGCTTCTGAAGGTCAGCGGCGGGGAAGGCTCCCATGCCGGTCGAGTCAACGCATAGGCGGGAGCACCGGAAATCATTGAGCGCGACCGAAGCAAGCCGGTCGATGTCGTCGGAGCTTGTACGGCTGAGAGACTCGCCGTGGATATTCCACATGACGCCGTCAGCGTCGCGCTTGATGATGCGAAGGCTAGTGCGGTCGTTTACGCGGCCGATGTCGAGCCCTGCGAATGTCTCGCCGGAGTGACAGTAGATGTCTTCGGTCGCGGCGTCCGAGATGAGAGCCGTCGGTATGTACTGGAGTTCGCCATCTAGGAAGGAACACGCGAACATTTGCGAATACACGCGAGGGTCCCCTCGAGCCATTCGCCACAGCGTCTCGTCAGATATCTTGTACCCGTCCGCTCGGGCCTGATCGATCGTGGTCGCGTGCTTCCGATACCCCCTGTTGGACTTGGGGTCTGACCAGAGTTTATGGAACAAGTTGCCAACGCCGTTTGGCGTGGAGAGGATGCGCATTCTGCCGCCGCGCATGACGGTGGCGCCGGCTCCGTCCCAAATCTTTTCCGGATGCTGGTAGTACGCCGCTTCGTCCAACACAATCGAGCCGCTGTAGGACCTGCCGCCCGACGTGGACGGGAGCGCGAGCACGCGGCCACCTGTCGCGAACTTGACCGCGGTTGCGCTAATCTGCGCGCTTGCCCAATGACTCCCAAGTCGCTGCAGCGCCCTCGAATGTCGAGCGACCTTCTCCAGGTACTCGATCGCCTCCCGCTCCCCGACGCTGATAACCGTCGTGGTCTCGCCGAGCATCCCCCACAGCACGTTGGCCGCGGCGTACGCGTGAGAGGCGCCGATCTGTCGACACTTGAGCAAGAGCGAGAACCGCTCCCAATCGAGAAGCCAATTCTGCTGGTAACCGTAGAATGTCGTCAGCCACGCTGAGACGGCGCGCCACTCTTTTTCCGGGAGCGCCTTCTTGAGCTTGGCAATGGTTCGCCGATTGTCTTCCGTATCAGCGCTGCCATATAGAATACCGGCCGATTGCTCTTCCGTCTGTTGCATTCTTTGCATGCGGGAACGATGTTTTCCGGAACGTCCCTGCCGCCGCGAGTTACCGCAATGACGTGATCCTGTTCAAGTGGCCCAGCCCGTAGGCAGTAGGCGCATCTGCTGTCGTGGTAGGCGAGAATCTCTTTCCACGCATCACGCGTCATAGTCGAATCTGGCGCACCCTTGGTGAGAGCCGTGCGCCTCTGGGCCTTGTCGATAAAAAATTCGCGCTTGCGCTGATAAAGCCGCCGGGCGTCAGCGTTGAGCTTGTCCTTCGTCAGCGCCCGCTTCTCCCGGCGCTTAGCCAAGAGGCCGTCCCGGTATTTCTTCCGGTAAGCTGCCGCCCTCGCATTACTGCACAACCTGCAGTAGATCAGCGGCTTCCCGTTTGTCTTCAATACCGTGAACTGGGTAAGCGACTTGGTCGTTTTGCAGCCCTCGCACCATCGCTCTTTGCCGTCGTTTCCGCCAAACGGACCACCGAGACTTGGGTCTCCCCTGCGCGTCAATCGCTGATAGTGCCAAGAGCACAGCTTTTTGGCGAGACGCTGGCGCCCGCACTCGGCCATGGCACACGTTTCACCGCTGGCTCTCTCTCGGACCATGAAAGGAGCGTCGATGTCCTTTCCTCGTTGCCACCGCGAGTAGTGCGCCCTGCACAGCCCGCGCGCCGCTTCGGCTAACCTTGCACACGCCTTAGCGCGGCAAATCGTCGTCGTTTTCACCAATGAACTTTATATCATTAGCGCGCTCTTCGCTATCGTCAGAGACCGGGAAAAGCTCATTCATGATCGACCGTGCGACTGCAGGAGAAGCGTCTCCATCGGTAATGGCGATCTCCGACTTATGCGGAGCGTTCACGCCAACCATTGCTGCCCAAGTCTTGGCGGCCTCAATCGCGTTGCGGCGATCCTTGGCATCAAAACTCTCCAGCCCATCGCGAAGAATCTTGATCATCGCTAGGCCCACGTTGAGCTTCACGTGGTCAGGGTTTTGGACCTCGGCCAATACGCGCTTGCTCGCCTCGCTGGCCAAGTCGGTAACCCAGTCCTCGGTGCAGTTCCACTCTTTCGACAGGGCACGACGCGCGCTCGGGTCGTATTTCCACTCGCGCATGAGCGACATGATCTTTTCGAGCTTTAGTTCAGTGGCGGCGGTGTGAGGCATGATGACCAGCGAACGCGCGTGACGGAATAAATTGGAAAGGCCGCCCTACCGCAGCATCGCGAGCGCCAGCACGAGACCGGCAAGTAGTCCTGCGGCGAGGTAGGCGGTGAGTTTGTCCCGGTCGTCGAGACGGAGGGTGCGTAGTGTCATCACGAGAATTCGCTCGGAGGCTCGTGAATGACCCCGTAACCGCATGAGTCTTCGACAACGATTACACGCTGGATGCATGTGCGAGCCTTGCAGTTTTCGCAGTCGTCGAGGGGCAGCTGTCGGGTGTATCCGGTCATGTACCGATCGCCGTCGCTGTTGACCCGTGGTGTCCAGTACCAGACGCCGGGGACAGCATCGAGGTCGGCGCGGTCGAAGGCGTCGTCATCAGGGTAGGCGTTGTCGTCGGTTGCCTCGGGCCATGTCCGGCAGCATCGCCTCGCGCCAGATGTCGCGGCTCGAAAAGCCGTGATTGAGTCGCTGGGTCCACGCTGCGATCGAGTCCGTTGCCCGGCGGTGCTGCGCGGAGAGCCTTTGGCGGTGCGTGTGCTCATCGGGTCGCCTGTCCGCCTGCCGCTTGAGGCGGGCGAGTTCGGTGTCTAGGTCGTCGCCTGTCATTGGCCGGGGGGCTTAGCTGGGTGTCGGAGGTGCATCGGGATTCGGTCGAGCGGGTCGACACCGGGGGAGGCGAGGTACTCGCGATAGTCGCCGGTGTTGGGCCTGCCGATGTAGAGCTCGTGGGTGACCGGCTCGGCGGCCTTGCGTCGCCTGCCGAAATGGATCGGCGCTTGTCGGGACTTCGTTGTGGGC